ATTAACTTGTTTCAAAAACTTGTAACGTGCAAGACATGTGGACGTTCCATTGCAAAAAGCGCAAACAGATGCCCATATTGTGGAGCCCAACAGCATGTAGCTGCATGGACTGTTGTTACGATAATTTTTCTGATCGGATTTTTTGCTATACTGCATGTAATCACATCCGCACCGAAGACAGAAAAAGATTTGAGTTCCTCTCCACCTCAATACGCACAATATGCTACGTCGTCTAAAACCGATGAATTATCTCAAACCAACACGTCAACCGAAAGCGATATGTCGGATGATGATGCGGTCCGTAAGAGTACCATTATCTATGAAGATACTTATGTCAAAATAAGCTATAATAGCGTTGTTATCGGTACAAGCGGAGATATCATGAGCGATTACATCATTTTTGATGTGGAAAATCATACTGATGTCTCGATAACTTTAGCTTTGAACTCGCTTGCCTTAGACGGCGTATCCCACACAGGCGTTTTAGACGGATGGCTCGGGTCGGGTTCTGTAGCACCTCAAAGCAAAGGAACCGTACATATATTATTAAGTTCGAGGCTTGAAACGGAGCATCCTGCTTCCATAAGCGGAGAGATTTCCGTTTTGGGCAATGACGGCGCCCCTTTTGATATGATACAATATACCTTCTCAAACGTTGACATTAGATAAATCTATGCAGGGGCGTTTGACTTTGATTTTATCCAACTCTCCAAAACAATTTCTTCTTCTCTCGTATATTGAATTGGAAAATCTACAATGTCGCGGTTCTGCCTATACCACATTTGCTCACTTTTGTCGAGTTTTTTTCCATACGCCTTTTTGCTTCTAATATTTAACGCTTGTGAAAATGTACAATTCCCGCATATGGTAGATATCTCCAAATATGCAGCGAAAAACGTCCACCAGTGTAAATATTTTTCAGCGCGTACTTCAGTTTTAAGAATATAATTGATTGGCCCGACAATAAATGGAAAATCATGTTCCCAATCCATTATTTTGGGTTTTGGCTTCCTTATACCTACTTCTTTTCGTATAGGACTTCCTCCTCCAAGATACCACATGCATTGCTTTATAGCCTCATCGTAATGTTCGACAGGCATTGATACATAAGTATCGTCTTGAGGACAAAATGATGGATATAACACATATAATGCAAGAAAATTTTTTTGTTCATCACTTAAAAGCGGATCATTTAACGCAATCAAGATATCCAACGCATATCTATAATCCGAGCGGATTTCATAAATTTCTCCCGAAACCTCAAGACTTGTAGGCAAATCGTAAATCATAAGCAGTCAGCTCCATTCACGGAAGGACAAAATAAATGTTTTGTCCTTCCGTATTGGCATCATCTCTTTGCGGAATCGATATGCTTCCCATACTTTTTCAAGTATTTATTTAACCTATCATCGGTCTTTTTGCTCTCCTCATCCATCGAAGCATTTGTCTTGTCTATTACAGCCAAAAGGAGGTTTGCCCATACCGGCAGTCCGCTGGCCAACGCATAGACATTCATCTCGCCGAATAATTCATCACACAACTTTTTTTCAAAAACGCTGTCTATGATCTCTCGCATTTCAGTGTCCATTTTGCGAGCAATCGTAAACACTTCGCGCGTCCCGGTTTTTTCTTTGATCTCCGCCTTATATTCGTCTTGTTTCTTATCTAAGATTTCAAACGCAGAATACAGCCGTTCCGCAAAAGAACTATCCGTCGGATTAAATGTCACTTGTGCTTTATCGTTGATGTTGTATGTAACAAGACCCGAATCGAATGTAAGCGTTTCCATAATAAATAATAACCTCCTTTAATTGATGAAAGGCCGGCCGGAATGACCGGCCTTTCGCATACGGTTCGGCCAACGTCCGAACTTGGGCGGTTTGGGCGTAAGCCCGAACTCCTTATACAAGTTCACGCAAAGCGTGAACCCGGTCGCCTATTCGTCGTCGTCCGCAGTGAACGTCACGGTGCCGCCGGAGACCGAGGCGGTGCCGGTGGTGCGGGTGCCGCCGAACGTGACCTCGATGGGCATCCCGACGCTCCCGCCGCCCTCGCCGCCGAGCGACGTGGGGTCGACCGCGCAGGACGAATAGCGCTCGGCAAAAGCCGCCGTGTCCGCCGTGCCCGCATAGAGATGCACAAGCAGCATGTCGAGGTTCGCCAGCGCCTGCGCGTCCTGGTCCTTGATGGCAAGGTTCCAGATTTTGAGCTGCGCCGCGTCGCCCGCGTCCAGCTCACAGGGGTCGAAGCTCTGCGTGATCGTCGGCTTCTTCAGCGTGGTGTACACCTGACCGAATATATCGGTCTTGGATTCCTTCGACCAGTCGTATTCCGCGCTGGAATCCTCCACGCGCTTCCCGACGGGCGACCACTTGGGCGTTCCGCTCTCGCCGGTGTTCAGGTAGAGCACCAGCAGCGCGCGGTCCACCGTCTGGCCTGCCGTTGTGTTGAATGTCAAATCTGCCATTTCGTTTTGTCCTTTCTGTTTTGGTTTTTACGCTTTGGCCGCCACAAGTTCGCCCTTTGGGCGCCACAAGTTCGCCCTTTGGGCGCCACAAGTTCGCCCTTTGGGCGCCACAAGTTCGCCCTTTGGGCGAACTTGGGTAGTTCGGCCTTCGGCCGGACTACAGCACCTCATAGGTCAGCTTCATCATAATCTGATAGTCCTCGTCCCCGTCCGTGTATGCGACATGCTTTGCGGACTGCGTCGTCTGCTCCACACGGCGTGCGGTAACGCCTTCCCCGAGGTCGGGGAGGTTTTTGGACGCCCAGTCTCCGAAACGGTTCAGAAGCTCCTCCGCGTCCAGACGCATATCGTTGCTATTATCGGGATGGATGCGGTACACCAGCCGGAACGAATATTCCGCCTGATAACCGCCGAGGATATACCGCTTTGTGATCCGCGTGCCCTGAACGGTTTCCAGCGTCATCTGCGCCTCCGCGCCTGTATCAAGCTCCATCTGCTCGAACTTGATAATCGGAACAGGCTTTTCGGGAAACGTGTTCACCCACACGGACACATAGCGTGAGATTTTGTCCGCGTCCTCTATGGACGCGATCTCCTTGTCAGAGCGCATTCTTCATCATCCTTTCCGAGATGCGCAGCCATTTGTCGAGATTCTGCGCCTTGCTGGCGTCGAACCAGAACGCCTGCGCATTTTTGTGACCTTTTCCTTTGAGGCCTTCTTTGGTGTATTCCAGGTCGCTGTCCTCGCCATACTTGGGCTTGAGCGTCGCGCCCTTCCGGAACCGCCAGACCGGCACGCCGTCGTCTCCGATGATCTTCATCGGCCCCTTGCCGGTCGCCGCGTCGACCATCTTCTTGCCGTAATACAGGTAACGCGCATAGGGGCCAGGATAGACGATCAGATTGCCGTCCACGATCGTCCGCTTGGCGAGAGACCCGCTGAGGAAGGGAACAAAGTCCTCCGTGTCCCTTGCGACCTGTTGCGTGAGCGTCTCTTCCGCCTTCGAGGACGCACGGAGGATCGTTTGCTCCAGCGCGTCGCCGAGGTCGTTGTGTATACTGAATTTGAGCATCAAACGCCTCCGACCTCCCAATGCGACATATCGCCGCCGAAGTCCTTGAAGTCCACCTTTGAAACATCATATACGTCGTCATATGCGGCGTCGATGGTGGACGGCTTCCAATCGGGGTGCACCGCTTCGCCCTTGACGAAAAAGCAGCCGCCTCCGACCGAGAGCGTCCAAAGGCCGGTCTTGTCCGTTGACGCATTGTTGAACACCACGGGGCCGGCGTACTGCTTGGGCGCGCCCGTGACGCCGTCCGTCGCGTCAACGTCCACGGGGATGTACAGCGTCACCGCATCGGCGGACACAAGGCCGCTCTCGTTGACGTTGCGTCCCTTGACCGCGTCCAGCAGCACGCCGCGAAGCACCGTGATGTGGTTCACCGATGTTTCCTCAAAGGATGTTATATCGGTCATTGTTTCGACGTTATACAGCGTCACCGTGTGCGGAAACACAACAAACCCTCCTTAAGGCTCGTGCGGTCACGAGCTTTGGTTGTCCGGCGAACAGCCGAACGCCGTCCCCCGATACAGAAGTCCCGTTCCGGCCAGATACTGCCGCGCGACGGCCGCAAGCCCGTCCGATGCCGCCTTTGCCGACGCCATCGCCTGCTGCGCGCTGTCCCCGCCGCTGCGGTAGGTCTTTGACCAGCTCCCGACGCTCTGGCTCTGCAGCTCTCCCGCCCCGCCGGATTCCGGCGAGGCGGAAACAGCCCTCTGCGCGAGCGCCTGCGCCGCTTCTATGGTCTGAATCTGCTCCGCAAGGGCGCAGCAGGCCATTTTCAGCGCGTCCAGCCCGGCGTTTTTCGCCGCCTTTCCCATCGTGTAATAGTCCAGATAGGAGGAAGCGCGCAGCGCAAGGCGCGGGAAATCGGATTCTTTGACGGCCGTGCCGAGGTAGGTATCCGTGTAATACGTATAATCTGCGTATGCCATTACACTGCCCCCCTGATGACGGCCAGAATGTCAGCCTTGAGCATCGAACTGCTGACGCCCCCGATCCCGTTGGCCCCGGCATACTCCAGCAGCTCCGCTTTTGTCATGCCTTCGGGGTTCACGGGATCAACGGACGCAGGCTCGATCAGCAGTTCGTTTAACCCCCCGATACGGTTACGGTGGCGGTATCGGTCACGGACGGCGTCTGCTTGGACTTGGCCGTCACGGTCAGGGTGGTGTTGGTCTCGGCCGCATCGACGGTCAGATAGCCGGATTGACTGATCTGCGTGCCTGCGGCAACGGCAGACGCGCCGGATACGCCCCACGTCACCGCCGTGCTGTAAGGACCGCCGGTGCCGGAAACGGAAGCCGCGAACTGCTGGCCGCTGCCCTTTGCTACGGTCGGCGTGGCGGGCGTTACGTCTACGGTGCTGATCGTACCGGTCGCAGCGGCATAGACCGCGAACGGGAAGGCGTTGTCCAGGTTGGCGTTGTATGCGTTGATCGGGTTCGGAATCTCCCAGCCGAGACGCATAACCGCGCGCAGCGCGACCATATCGTTCTGGATGAGGTTGTACTTGATGTCCCCGCTCGACGGGTCCTGAATCACGCCGGAATCGAAGATTTTGAACGTGATGTCCTGCCGGATCGCGTACACAAGCTGCGTCCAGTCGCCGACGATGGCGAGCGATGCGGACGGGTCGAACGCGCCGTTCGTCGGGAAGTACATATCCATACCGTCGAGCGCGTAATTCGTAGCGCCCTGCATATCGGCTTTGAAAATGGGCTGCCCGTTGGCGTCTGTAAGCCCGCGCAGCTTCGACCGGAGCTGAATCGCGCCCACAACGCCGTTCGGCAGGTATCCGCTCTCCTCCACCTTCGCGATTACGCCGTTCTCGCCCATAATGTCGGCATAGATGTCGGGCGTCGCGGCAACAACGGCGCCGGCTGTCGTCGCCGACGGCACAAGGCCGGCGCGCCAGGACGCGGGCTTGTCGGTACCGTACAGGATGGCCTTGTCGATGACCTTGCCGAACTGTTCCACGAGACGCGGTCTCACCTCGCCCCAGATATCGTAGTTCGCGTCATCGAGCACGGACTCGGAAATCGGGACGATGACCGCAATTTCTTCGGCGTAGATTTTTTTCTTGCTCCATTCCATCGAAGTGGTCTTTTTGAGCGACGTCGTGGAGTCGCTCTCGGTCGCCTCACCGTTGACGAAATACGCCATCGGGAGCGCGTCGAGGACGTTCAGCGTCTGCGTTTTCGAGGTCATATTCGGCAGCCGCCGCGCCATCCGAAGGATGGTGGATTGGGCGACAGCGCCCTGAATGATCTCACGGGTTACGGGTTCCGGGATAAGACCGGAAAGATTTTCTCTGGTAATTACAGCCATGATCGGCTCCTTTCTTCATTCGTTTGTCCGGCCATCGGCCGGACGCCATTACTGAAACGCGCCGCGGATGAGCGCGTTCATTTCGTTCGACTGCGTTTTCTGTCCGTCGCCGACCGGCGCGGTCCAGTCGAACGTCGTCCTTTTCCGTTCCGCAGCCAGTGCGTCGACCGCCTGCTCGAACGTGGTCTTGCCGTCGACCATTTTTCCGGCCTTGAAGGCGATGAATTCCGCCTCCTCGCCGGTGATCCCCTTCCGCACGATGTACAGCTCGCGTTTGAGCTGGTCACGCTCCGCTTCCGCAGACGCAAGCCGGCCGTTCAGGTCGTCCCAGCGCTCCTTTTCGGACGGCTGGCTGATCTTCCACGCACGGTATGCGTCAAGCTCGTCTTTGGTCGGGTACTTGCTCCGTTCTCTGCCGAGCCGGTCGCGGATGAGTGCATCCACCTCGGCCTGCGTGAACGTCTTTTCCTGCGCAGACGCCGCTCCTGCGGTCTGCCCCGCAGTGTTTTCCGTGCCTGTGGATTCCGCCTCGGGCGAACTGTCCTGCACGTTGTGTTCGTTTTCCATCGTCATTCTCCTTGTTTAACGTCCTGTCGGACAAATCGTTGAATCATCTGTATGTCACCCGCATCCTCTCGTACTGCGTGCGCAGCCCTGCGGCCTTGCTGAAGGCTTCATATTTCTCCATAAGCCGCTTTCTGCGGATGATTGCCGACTGCGCGGCATCCGTCTGCCCCGCCGCCGAATATGCCGTTTCCCTGCGCGTCAGCCTGCGGTAGGTGCGTTCGATTTCGCGCTGCTTCTGCGTGGCCTGATAGTCGTCATACTCCACCCCCTCAAATTCGATCTTGGGACGGTTTTCGGGCTTCATCGCCTCGAGCTCTTCGTCGGTATACGTCCGTTCCATTATGCCGTCGATAAACGGCCAGAAGCTGTGCCGGCAGTTCGCGCCGCCGATGCCCGTGACGGAACCGTATCCGCAGGTGTCCGCGAAATCCGCGTATTCGCTTTGCGCGAAAGGGTCGGTGCTTTTCTCCGCCCATCGGTACACTTTTCCCTGCCACGCGGCGTGGTTCTCCCAACCGTTCGGTCCGTCGATGTTCCGCGCGCCGAGATGCGCCGTGACCTCCACAAGGTCGGTTTCCAAATCCTCCATCGCCTGTTCGCGATATGCCTGGTTGAGCTGATTGATGCCGGTCATAACGGCACGGCGCACGGCCACGTCCACATGGTCCCTGTGGCCGCTCTCATAAGATACGACCCTGATGCCGCTGTCCGCAAGCTGCGTGACCGCGCCGAAAATCGCCTGATTGTAGCTGATCGCGCCCGTCTGTATTCGGAGCGCCGCGCTGTCCAGTGCCCATTGGTATGTATCTGCAGGCAGCAGCATCGTGCGTCCGTTATCCACCAAAAACCCCATAGACTGCGTGATGTTGCGGTACGTGTCGAGCGTCTGGCGGCGTATCGCATCAACAGTGGCATCACCGACGACGATCTCCGGCGCGGTGATTCCTGCAAAGCCGGCGACCTCCCGATAATACTGCCGGTTCCGAGCCACGACGTCGTCCAGCAGCCTTTCCAGCTCCCTTTCGCCGGTTCCCGTCGTTTTGCGTATGGCCTCTTCGATCTCCGACAGGTCTATGCCCTGCGCGCGCAGCGCGCGGATGCCCTGCACCGTCACCTCGTTGAGCCGGCCGGAAAGGTTGAGGCGGGTGCATATCTCCGTCAGCAGCGTGTTGTCGAGCTCGCGGAACAGGCCTGCGAGCCGCTCCGGCAGCGCGTCAAGCAGTTCCGGCGTGAACGGATACGAAATAGCCATGTCATTCTATCTCCTCCTGCCTTTCCGTCGTCAAATCCTGCATCCTCGGCAGCGCCGCCTTTGCCGTAGCCTCGTCCTCGTTGAGCCACTTCGCACGGAACTCCCAGTCGTTGAGGATGCCGGCGCTGAGAAGCTGCATATCCCGCGCGAAGTCGGCGGCCTTGTCCTCGATGATGCTGTCGTCAAAGTCGACGGAAATTTCCACATCCTCGTTCAGGCCTCGGTTCATCGCCGTATTCCCGAGCCGCAGGATGATACGGCACAGCTCCTTGAGTACCGATTCGAGAATGATTTCGTGCTTCTTCAGCGTGCGGAACAGCGTGCTGTTTTCGGAAACGACCTGCGTGGCGGTCGCGGCATTCCCGCCGTCGAACCGGTAATGCACCTCGCCGAACCCGCACTTGCTGGACAGCAGGTTCAGATTGTCCTGTATGCCCGTGCTGTGCTCCGCCGTGCGGAGCGACATATCGATCGGCGTAATGACCGACTCGTCCTGCGTGTCCTCCGGCAGCACATAAAACACGATATCGTTGCTGTCGAACACCGGATCGCCGTCAAGATAATTCGTCGCGGAGGGCTTGACCATAATCCGCTTCTTTCCGAGCACGAATTCGTTGACATAGCTGTCAAACGCCACGTCCGCGCCGCGCAGCACGTCGATGGCGTTCGCGTATACAGACACGCCCAGCGGTATCCCGGGGTCGACGTTGTTGGCGATGTTCGGGCGGTCTATCACAAACTGCCTCTTGTCCGTGCCGGTGTGGACCACGGGCGGGACGCGCTCAAAGCCCGGTACATCCGTCAGGGACAGCTCCTCGTCTGCGTTGCCGTTTCGGTATGCGTATACGCGGTTTTCAATATCGTATATGCCGTTGACCCTGTGATGGATCTGCAAATAGCAGTAATCCTTTCCGTTCCGCGTAACAATGCTCGAAAACGCGCACTCGGTAATGACGCCGTTCTGCCACGCGAGCGGAAATATGTTCTCTACCGTCACGTAATCCAGTACGATCCCGCCCGCGCTGCCGGGGACCGGCCCCTGCTCCGTGGCCTGCATCCCGACGACGCGGGGAATAAACGCCGCCGTCCCGAGCGCAAAGGCAAGCTCCTGCATCTCGTTGGCCTTGACGCGGAAATTGTTCTCCTCGAGTACGCCGTCTACAAAATCCTGCTCCGCCTTCCCCTCGAGCGTGATCTTGACCTTCTCGTTCATCAGCAGGTTCGCCCAGTCCTCGGGGATTTTCTTGCCCATATTCAGCGTGTGCCGTTTGCACTCCAGCGTGCCATGTCCGTTTCTGACCCTGTACCGATGGAAGCCTTTCACGTCTCCGGCGTACCAGCTTTTCCATTCGTCTACCTTGCGGTAGAAATCCGCATCTACCGTAGCGTAGCCCAATTCCCTGAGTTTGTCGATTATCGTCATGCCATTACTCCCATTCGTCGGCTTATCGGTTCAAGTCCATACCTTAAACTGTCGATCAGGTGGTTTTTCTCGTCGGGATAGCCGCTGATGATTTCGCCGTCCCTGCTGCGCGCATATTCATAATTCACGAATTCGTCATACGCGTGCGGCGTTCTCCTGCGGTCAATGACGATCTTCCTCCGCTGCAGCCACTTCATGCCGTATTCCACGCTGCCCGGTCCTTTCGCCGCCGCCTTTGCGGGAAGCCCCATTGCACGGAAGTCCGCAATGCTTTTCGGCTCCGCGCTGTCGCATATGATGTATGCGTCAAGATACCCGCGCTCCCTGATGATGCCCGCGCTCTGCTCGTTGGACAGCTTATTCTGATAGATTTCGTCTATCAGATAGATCGTTTCGCGCGCCTTGTCGTAGTGTGCGCGTATGAATGCGAACGGGTCGGGCATATATCCCCAGTCCACGCCCTGATAGATGCGGTCAAAGCGCCCGACCTCCTCGTCCGTGATCTCCCGCAGCTCCAGATTATCGAACACGTTGCCGCCGGTGCCTACGGGAATGCCGAGATACTCGTGCCGGTACGCGCGTTCGTCGGTTGCCTTCAGGTGCTCGGCTTCCAGTATGAACTGCCCGCCGAGCCGGGCGGCGCTTCCAGATACGTGCTTTTGTGGCACAGCCTGTCCGCACGTTCCTCAAGGCTGTCCGTATTCGCCCAGTTGTCGCGCGAGATCGGCGGGTTATAGCTCTCAAAGTTCCAGTATCTGCCGCCGCCGCGCATCGTGGATTGTAAGACGGCGCGTATTTCGGCGCGTCCCGCAAACTGGTCCTTTTCCTCAAAGTGTGTGACGGCGATATATCCGAACGGCACCTTGATGGACTTGATCTTCATCGGGTCGTCCGCGCCGCGGAACATAATCTTCTGCCCTGTCGGGCGGTAGATCAGCTCCGGCGGGCTGACCTTCGCGTCCCAGAAATGCGCCATACCCAGCTCCGCGACCGCCCATATGTACTGCGCGTAAACGCTGTCGCGGATCGTGTTGGCGACCTTCCGCATCACGAGCGCGTGCGTACCCGGATTTGCAATCAGCAGCAGCGGCACAAGCAGCGACACGAAGGAGGATTTCAGCGACCCGCGGCCGCCCGAGAGATCGTAGTGCGTATGTCCGTGCTCAAACACATCGCGCGCGAGCGCACGGAACGCCGGTCCGATATGCTCAGACAACAGGACCTTAGACATCGATGACAACCGTCACCTTTTTGTCGTCATTCTGCGCGCCTTCGCTTTGGTTCTGCGCCATAATAAACTTATCAATCAGCGTTCCGAGTGCCGTTGTTATCTGCGACGGTGTCGCTTCTGCCAGCTTCCCCGGTTCGTTGAGAACACACAAGCCCTTTTCGATGATCTCACACACCACGCCGCGTCTGCTTTCCATATACGCAAGAATATCCGCCGTATTTTCTTCTTTTTTCTTCTGGATTATCTCGGCCGTTTCCGGCGCTCCTGTCACGGCACGCTTGACCGTATGATGCGACACTCCGTTTCGTTTTGCGGCAGCATTAAAACTGCCCAGCTCGATATAATCCGCTATGAGTTTCTTTTTCTGCTTATCCGTCAGCCGTGCAGCCATACCACCACTCTCTGTTCGATTGATTTTCCCGCAATCCCTTCCCTCCCGTCTTTTCAGCGAGACGGGCACGCCGGTTTTGTTTTGTACCACGGCCGCCTCATGCGGCGAACCGTTGGCATGTGGGCGCGGCGGAGGTGTGCCGCGCCCCCGAGAAGAAAGAAAGGGAATAGGAGGATCGCAAAGCGCAAACGGGAAATCGGCTCAAGGCTCTGTTCCCTGTGCGCATGTTCATCATAACACAGATCAAAAGCATTTTTCCCCCAAAAGGGTACGACTTCAAAAATTTTTTTCCGGTTTTTTTGTTTACGATTGGTTTTCGTCCTTCCCGAGCATATAATCGACCGACACGCCGAAAAAATCGGCCAGCGCGACCACCGCCGAGAGCGTAGGCTCCCGTTCGCCGCGCTCGTACCGGCCGATGGCGTTTTTTCCGAGTCCGCAAAGCTCGCCCAGAACGCGCCGTTTCATCCGCTTCTGTTCCCGCAGCCTTCGCAGCCGCATCGGGAACTCTTTGTTTGTCTCGGATCGCATCTCGCCGCACGCTCCCTTCTCACGCAGCTCGTCGCAGCTGCAAAAGCCTTCCGGCATTGCCCCTATTCGGATTTGTTCTCTTGTTGATTGTTCGTTTGTTTTCTTACTCCGTAGCTGCAAAAGTCTGTTTGCGTTATATCCATCCCGCTTGTGGGACAAATTTCAAATCCTTTTGCGTTTATATACCTTTTTTCCCAATACACACAATCCCTGC